TCAACACTTAATATTGGTGTGTTAGTGGCATATGATACAAACTGCATACAAGCGTCATGAAATTTGTCATGTATCAATTTGACGTGTTTGCCTTGGTCTTTTTGTGTGTTACTGGCATGAATTATTAAAGCAACTTCTTCTTGTCGAAGTTTACTAGCAAGATTTTCGCCTCCCCAATAATAATTTCCCACAAGATCATTACAGATAAGAGCACCAATTTTCATTTTTTCTTCTCCTGCTGTAAGTGTAATAACTGGAGTTTTAGTTTCTTTTTCACAATCTGAATCAAAACTTACAATTTTAGTTTTTTTCGTAGACCCAATGTATTCTCCTTCTTGATTGTAAAATCTTAATTGATTTGATTTGAATCCAAAGTAAGCACCATTAATTTTATCTTTATCGTCTAACCAAAGTGTTCCTATGATCAATCCCAACTTGTTGCTTGAAGCATACTCTACTAATTTTGCCATTGCATCTTCAGTTTCTTTGCAAGTGTTCAAAGTAAATGCTGGTGTGTTGTATCCACTCAATGATGTTTCAGGTGTAAACAAATAATCTACTTTGTTTTCTACTGCCCATTCGCATGCTTTCATTATTGCTTCAGCATTTGTTTTCACATCATTTGTTACTGGTATTTGTGCTCCTGCTATTCTCATTTTGTCCAATCCAACTTTTCTATTGTAAAAGGATAATTTGCATCCTTATAAAATTTTTTTCTATGTGTTAAATGTCTTTTAGCAAATTTACAACTTGAAGTTAAGTCCCATATCTGCACAAAGTCTTTGTCTTCTGCCTTACGTATGCCTCTTCCAATTGATTGAATCACCCTAACAAACGACTTGCCTGGCTCAATTAATATTAGATTGAATATTCTTGGTATGTTAATACCCACACTGGCTACACCATAAGTTGCTATGATAACTTTGTTAGTGCCTTCTTTGATTGTATCGTAAGTTTCTTTTCTATCTGCTAACTTGGTTTCTCCTTGAATAAACACACTATCATCTACTATTTCGCTCAAGCTCTTTCCTGCTGTTAATCTATCAACTAACACAAGAGTGTTTCCTCCGCTTTTAATTTTATTAATCATCTTGCCAATGTATTCTATTCTTTTTTCATTAGTGACCAAGTATTTTAATTCTTCTTGATAATTTGTATGAACTTCGGTATCGATCAGTTGTACAACATTCACATGACATGTAGATAATACACCTTTGTCTTGCAATTCTTTTGCTGATATTTGATTAACAACAGGACCTATACTTGCTAATATACTTTGAAATTCAAATTGTTCTTTAGGCACTGTGCCTGTTAACCCCCATCTTACAGGAGCATTTTTTAGATGCTGTGTTAATAATTTTTTAAGAACTTCTGCTTTTGCTTGGTGAACTTCGTCTATAATAACAGTTTTAACACCTTCTAAAAAATCAGACAATGTCAAAACAGATTCGCCTGCTTTAGATTTTTTATCTAAAACATTTAAACTTTGCCAAGTACAAATTGTGTGTGTACGGTTTAATTCTTTTCTATCTCCAAAGTAAACACCAACATCTAAACCAACATTGATATAATCTTCTTCTGTTTGAGTCACAAGACCTTTGTTGGGCACAATTACTAGAGTACGTCCAAATTTTTCGCATATACTACTCAATGCCGCTGTGATAATTGTTTTACCAGCACCAGTGGCAACTTCCTGTAAACTTTGTGGTTCTTTAATAAAATTATTAATTACATCAACTTGATAATCTCTCAGTTCGATTGGTTGACCTTCGCATATGTGACCTTTGGGCCACGACTTACTTGCAAAAAAATCTTTAGTAACTTTATCAAATGTTAAATCAAACTTTTCTCTTTTGTCATCTACTTCTTCTATCTCAACACCCGATTCGTTAAGATATTCTATAATTTTATCCAAATGATTAACGTATCCATTACCACCTAAACCAAAGAAACCAACCTTACCATCCCATCGTCCTAGTTTGTATTGTGGTAAGTACCTTGCATAAGGAACTGAAAATTTTAGTTTGTTAGCAATCTTTCTTCTAACATCAACAGGCAATCCTTCAATTTTTACATTGACTTCATCTGTGATTATAATTTTACATCTCATACAGTGTCTGCTCCAAAATGAACTTGACTCCAAAAACTATCTTGACCATTGATTTGTAATTGTAAATCAATTGTGCCAACGTATTTGTCTACCTTAGAATAATTTCTAGTGTTATCACAAATTAGTACTGCTTCTGATTCCCATTCAGATGTCAGTAATGGCTTTGGAATCTTCTTACTAGTAATATACACTATTTTTGTTGATTTTGCAAGTGAATTATTTAATTGATTATCTTTGATGTAGTCATTAAATTCTTTACCAAAAGTTGTTGAGTTTTTGCATCTTGCCATTACAGCAATTTCATTATTTGGTATAATGTTTTTAAACAGTTTGTGTGTGCTATGCAAATCTGCTAGACATTCTTTTTCAGTGGAACCGCTAATAATTACCAGTAACGGAAATCTTCTCAATTCTGTAATGGTTTCGATTACTTGTTCCATGGGCCATTTTTTTAAATCTAAATTTATTCGAGGCCACTGTCGTTCCAATATTGCTTTACTTAATGCAGATAAACTGTGTGTCGACTGTGCTAATTCTTTTTGGTCAAAGTGTTTTAATCCTAATTTTTCTTTTCTATCATAATACAGATACAAATTTTCTTTAACAGGATCACCAAAATATTCTTGATGATATTTTGTTACAGTTTCGGAACTGTTTTTAATTTGATAATTATAAATTCCTGGCACATACTGATCGGATTTTTTATAAATTTTTTCGCATTGATCATAAACATCAAGCAATACCGGATCTATATCTTTTATTTTGTTTTTAAATTTGGTTAAAAGTCTGTGTGTAACTTTTTCTGTGTAAGGCAATATGTATTTGTCTTTTAATTTTTGTGAATAGTATCTACTAATTGTGGGACCTAGTAATTTCTTAACTTCTGTGATAGTTTTTGAATATGTCATATTGAATGGAAATCTAGTTACAATCACTTTTTGTGGTGTAAATCCTGACCAAAACGGTTCTAAATATTTAGAGCCTTCTTCTAATCGCATATACTCGGTTCTATCTAAGTGTCTTAATGGTTGTCTAAGATTGTTCACACTGTTTTCTAAATCTATACCACGTATCTTAAATTGGGATTTGTATCGTGTGATTAATATTTTTTTTACTGCTTCCAGTTGTCTATCAGTTAATGCTGATCCTTTGAAAACCTTTTTTGCTATGTCGAAAATGATCTTTTTATCTCTGTCCAACACAATAAAAGCAGGAGTCACAGTAGCATTGACAGTAAGTCCCGCCATTGCTTCTAAACACTCTTCTATGGTAATTGAACGCATACCAATAGTATAAAGGATTTTGGTTAAAAAGTCAATCTAGAAAATGGAATGCCTTGTGCAATTTCCTCAATGGTCCATTCAGTATGTGTGTAATCATTGAGCCATTGCTGTCTATTGGGGGTCTTTGGGCTGTTAATGGTGCTAAAATCTGTGTTTGCAACATCGTATGCTAGACTTTGTTCGCTTACAAAAGCAGGTATTCCATTGAGTACAGCATGAACACCGGGATTACTGCTATGACTTACAACTGCCCAAACATTGGTAAAATTTAAATTGAAATCGTCATATGTGTTAGCAATCTGTTTGGGAATCTCGTAACCAACGTTATCAAGCACAGGCAAATTTTTTAAAGGACATCTAGGGTGAGGTCTGACTATAATTTTTCTATCTGTGTGTTGTCTTATATTTTTTACGGTATCGATTACATATTGATCCAATGCAGGCATATCTTTCCACTGTTCACTTTTGATGTGTTGTAAACAAATCAGTATGTGTTCTCCGTCTGTACTCCATGGTCTTAATTCGATACCTAATTGTTGTGCTCTTTGACTATCGTTGTTGACTGGTCCAAAGTCTGCTGATCTATTGATTCCGTTTATTCCAACTTTCCAAGTTGTGTTTCTTTTTATTCCACCCACTTCTATCACTAGAACATTTTTGTTTTGAGATCTGAATTTATCCCAAATAGGTTTATTTTTCATCATTCTACCATGCCATAGCAATGACCAAATCACAGGAACATCTGTGTCTAAATTATTTTCGTCTACAGAGTGCCCTAATCGTTGTAACCCAGACTTCACAGCCTCCCAAACTAATGGACTGTTTAATGGACCGTTGTCTGTGAATAAACTAAACTTCATTCCAATATGATTCTGCACGAGTAGACAACAGATCTTTCTTTTGACTTTTGCCTTTGTTTTTTCTATCGCCCTTCATGTGATCAAAATAGTTTCCTAATACAGAATTAATTAAAGGGTGTCCACCGCCACCTGTTTTGGCAGTTTTATTATATATGTCTTGGGAATAATCATGAAAGTTTTTATCTATAGGCATTAACTGATTTAGTATCTTACCAAACACATAACTATCATGCCATTCATCTAGTTTGAATATTCCGTTGTCTGCATCTTGGTACATACGTTCAAATTCATTTAAAAATCTTTTACAAGTATCGTGTTCAGTATTCAAACCATAAAATCCACACTCGGGCCAAGTTTGTGATCCTTTACCTCTTCCAACAAATGTTATCCACTTATCGCTTGGAAGTAGTTGTTGAAATTGTTCGTAATTGATAGGGGAATGCACATATGTGTCTCCATCAATCCACACAGTCCACTTGTCGTTATTTCTTTCAACAGCGTCAAACACTGCATACACTTTGTTAGCAAAACGTACTGCGTCCCACTTAAATTTTTTATGATGATCTCTTGGACGTTTTTCTGGAAACGGACATTCACCATTTGCTTTAGGCACATTGCCCCAACGTGATTTAAATTGATTTAACTTAACTAATTCTTTTGAATCTATAATTGTTATTTGATTTATGTCTGGATTTACAGGTGTACAATTTTCTGCATACACTAACAATTTGATTTTCTTATCAACATTTTTTGCAAAACTGTCTATGAATCTTTGTCCGTACAAGTCTAATCCTGCTTTATGAAATGTTGTTAATGCAGTAATCATTTTACGTAATTCCTTAAATGTTTCCATGCTAAACCTTGTTTTACTTCATCTAAGGTCCAATGGATCTGTGCTATGCGTCTGATCCATAGTTCTCTATCAAACTCTTTAGGAGATTCTATATCTTGCCATTTTTCTAAATTAACACCTTTGATTTGAGCACCATCTGGATCTGTTACCAATGTGGGTATACCTTCTATCACTGATGCCACAGTTGGACTTGAATTATGACCAACAACTGCATGAGCATGAGCAAATTCGTCTATTAAATTCTTAGCACCGCTGATTACAATGTTTTGATAAGTTGATTGTCCACTGTTTATCCATTGTCTTACAAGAGAAACCCATTGTTTAGATGATTTATCTCCTGGATGAAATCTTATTCTAATTTCTTTTTTTGTAAAACTTCTTATTTGTTGAATTGCGTGTTGCAACCAAACATTTACTTTTAATCCTCCCATGCTCCATCCGCCATCTCTTTGACAACAGATTAAAATGTATTTGCCTCCGCCCAATCTCCAAGGTTTTAAATCTATACCTAAATCTTTTTTAATTACTTCCCAACGCAATGGGTCTGGATTATCATAACAATATTCTGCTGTGTTAGGAAAAATTCCATCATAACCATACCGTAAATAATTTTTTGATTGAGTAGGATCAGCATACAAAAATAAACTTGAATCCACAATCATGGTGCGTTTGTTTCTTTTTTGCTGTTGTTCAAACACAGTTTTTCTCAACATAAGATGTCTGTGTGTTTGAGGTTGCTGATGCACAAATCCTTGCAACACAGAAACATCTGCTGGAATCAGTGTCCAAGAATTACTTATTATCCCTTTATCTCCGCATCTATTCACACCTTCAATAAAGTTTTTTATTATCAAAGGCTTTTGTGGTTTTTTATTTCCAGGCGGAATAACTTTCATATAACCTACAACACTTATCATAATAGTCCGTGTTCCTTCATTATCCGCACTGCTTGACCACTACCAAGTTCACTGATATGATATTGACAGTATGCCAACCAATGTTGCCATTTGTGTATTTGGTCTCTGTTTGGATAAAATGGTGATTCTATCTTACTTAAATCCTGTGATACTACACTGTCTGCCGCAGTTTTTTCCATAGTGAATGCTGGCACACCTGCACACACACTTTCAATAGCCGCTATGGATTGATAAGTTACTGTGGCATAAATTTTTTCTTTGATTAAGAATTTTGGCACACTGCCTTCACCAACTCTCTGATACCTTTTGCCTTTATCTCTTATAATAATTTCTCTATCAGTATATTTTTTTAATGTGTTTATGGTCTCAGCAACCCACTGGTCTCTGCTGATGTTGTAATATTTACAAGGCTTTTCGCTTGGCACAACTAACAAAATTTTACCTTTGTGATTTTTACGCCATTCAACAAATTCTAATTCAGGACTTCTTGATTGTATCTTCCTCCAACGATCGTCAGGCACATCAAACACCAAACTGTGTTGCACATCATTTTTTACAATTCTATGATACAGTTTCTTTTTTATAAGATTACCCACATATCCTGTGTCGATATAATAAAATGGTCTACCTGTCTTTATACACTCTCTGATTATCTTTCTTTTGGCAAGACTTCTAAAACTAACTGTGTTTTCTATTGGTGTACTTTTAATATTTTCCCATGGAAGATAATGAGCGCCTAAACCGCTGTTCCAATGTTGTAGTATTTCATCCTGACCATCAAAGTAATAGTGCATATCATTCACTGTTCATCATTGTGTTAAGGTATTTTTTCCAAACATCACCGTATTCGCAATTACGATAATTTTTGAACCAAGGTCCGCCTTCCGTGTAGTGCAAGGCATTGGGCTCACCATCTTGTGGAGTTTTGTACCAACCCACAAGCCAATTCCAACTGTGATCCAGCGAGCCTATTTCTTCGTCTTTCAACCATGAAAATCTATGAAAATATGCTCCATCATAATTAGGATTGTTTACTAAATCTACTGTTAATTTTTCGTTTGATTTGTGTCCACAGTTGTACAGCACAACAGAACTCCAATTTTTTCTTGGATACACAGTTTGTTTTTGCCCATCCATCTTAATTCCTGGTTTAGGAGTGTAGTCGTGTTTTACACACATCACAGCATATTTTTCATCTGCTTGGCTAAAAAGTTCTTTGATATCTTTTAAAAAGATTATATCCGAATCGCAAAACAATGCCCAACCTTTATAATTTTCTAATGCTGGTATTAAAAATCTTGTGAATGTAAACTCTGTTGAAGCCAAATGGTCCAGTTCTCTCCAGTACCACTTGTCTTGTCGTAGTGTTTGTTGATTCAATGGCACAATTTCTGTGTCTGGTGAATGTGAGTTAATTGAATGCTCACATACTTGATATGCAATATCTTCTCTAGTGTCATACCCCACATAAACTTTCATATTGAAATATTTATTGGCAAATTTACAGTGAAGTAGTAGATTTGGTGCCTTGTGTTTTGGTAAAAAAAGGTTTGTACACATACAACCATTCACATAATTGTTTACACATTATGGCATCGTTGGGCCACCACCCTATGCTGTCTTGTTTTTCAATTATGTCTCGAGCCGCCCAGGGTGTGATCACATAAGCCGAGTGTCCTGGCAGTCCTTGAGGAATATTTTCTGGTGCTACCCAAGGCACTGTGTTAAATCCTTCTTTTACCTTATTGGAATAGTCTTTTGATTTGAATGTTGCACCCTTAGGATCATTTATGCTGTATGCTCCTACATTTAAAGTTGTACTAGGTGCTTCAAATTTGTGTGTGAATATTGCATCATGTTCTAATATCATAATAGGTTCATTAATACCAACACAATGTTTCCAGAGTTTGTAATGACTTTGTGCCGCGGCTATACGTTTATTATTGTCATATGTTTTGTAGGGTGTTAACAATAAATTTGTTTTTGAACAAGTGATCTTCTTGCCTGTGGGCCAAGTCCATGCAACAGGAAAAATTGTTTCAGGAGTTGTGGCATCGAACAGTGTGGCTTCGATATCACTTTCTGTGTCTTGGATACTTTGTAAGCAACGTTCAGCATATGACAAACTCCAAACATCTTTCATCAGAGTTATAATAAATGCTTTCATTTTTTAATCTTCAATATGTAACTGTCAGGAATTTTAGAACTACTGAAATCGTGTTCTGTTACTTTAAATTTACTAATTGAATCGATTAATTTATTAAATTTTTCCATAGTAAACTCTTTTGAATGTTTTTTAACCCACCAATGCGACATATTATTTCCTTTGTTTAACATCCAAACATCTTCTATATAATATGATCCTGTAGGTTTTAAAAAGTCAATTAAATTTTCAAAAGTTAGTCTTTGTCCTTCGGGAGTGTGTAGTCCATCGTCAATAATAAAATCAAACTGAATACCTAAATTATTAAAATTTTCTTTACAATTTAGTGAAGTACTATCAACTTTGAACCATTGTACACGGTTGTTTTTTAGAGCGGGAATTTTGTCTGGCGTAACTCTTTCAAATGTGTCTGCTGTATAGATTTGTGCTTTATCAAAATAGTCAATCCAGGATTGAGTACTTTCACCTTTGAACGTTCCAATTTCTAATATTTTGATATCCTGATTTTTGAATTCACTAAAATCTTTTTCATATAGTTCATAATATCTATGTTTAGTAGCCTTATCACATTTGTTTTTTATAAAAATTTCTTTTAAACTCATTTTATTTCTTTCCTAATACAGTGTAGCCTGCGTTTACAGTGTGTCTATAAACAAGTTTCCAATCTTGATGGGACGATAAAAAATTTTGTACAGATTTCCATAATCTTGGAAATAGTGTTGTATCGTGTAGAACAATAGTTTGTATTGTCCACGGAGCATATTTGTCCAATTCTTTTGCCACGTGTTTAGGGTTATGATATCCGTCTATTAAAAGTACTTCCGTTTTTTTATCTATGTTATATTTCAACGAATCAGTCTGAATCATTTTAAATTCTATTTGATTTTGTTGTGCGTGTGTTTCAAAAATATGTTTGTGAGGATTAATATGAACAAAGTCAAGATCAATAGTTTCGATGTATGGGATCATATTCATCATTGCTGTAGATGTAGAAGCACCTTGAAACGTTCCTATTTCTCTATAAGATTGAGAGTTTTTTGTTAATCTAGAAATTTCGTCTAGATAATCTGTGTATTGTTCTCCATGTGCTTTCTGCAACTGTTGTTTTAACGAGGTTTGATACTCATTAATGTTTTTTGCTTCTTTAAGATTTGCTACTATCATAATATACCTTCCACTTTCCATTCTGATCTTGCTGAATTAGTGATATGATATAATTGTTCATCACTAAAATAATCTGCACTACTTAATTGAATATGAACAAATTTAGTTAATGCGTTCCTGCTATCATTCACTGGATCTTGTAATGCTAAAGGACCACGGACACCGTGAACATAATTATTCCAGCCATTATCCATTTCAGTATATTCACTATGCGTTACCATCATGGCATGAAAATAATTCTGATCCACACTGTAGAACCTACCCAAGCCACAGGCTCTAATATAATCCATATATTCTTTAAAAGGTACAAACTTTTCTCGAGCAAGTTGCATACCTTTCTTTGTAAACATCACCATACCAGCATTATAAACTTTGAGATAACCGTCAGCATCTCGAGGCATAGTTGCACCGTATTTTGATTTGATCGCTTGAGCCCACCGTTCATCACTTTTCTTGTTTATGTTTTTACCTATAGTCGTAGATTCTCGATACTTACCTTGAAAAGGTTCAGTACAGATGCCAAAGTCTTTGATTGGCTCGTCAAAAATATTTGTAGTCAAGTTCTCAACTGGAAACACGTCTAGATCAATTACACAGACTTTATCGTATTCAAGGAATGAATCGTCTAACATAGGATTTAACCATTCAAAATACATACCGTCTTTACGAACATGCTTACTGGCAATATTAGGACTTATATCTAATCTGTAATCTGCCCCAATTTTTTCTGCATATTCTCTAAAAAGTTTTTCACTGTACCTACAACCAGGTCTCATTTCACCAGCCCATACTTGATAAATTAAATTTTTCATTTTATTTCCTCTGCTAATTTCACGTCTATAACATCTTTTGGTTCATTTCTTATAGCCTTCATATTCTTTATTACATCTAGAGACACATATTTAAATCCATTGTAATATAAATGATACATTGGATTATTTAAAATATCATCTAGAGTTAATTTATAGAGTGTTCCTACATATGGATTATGAGAGTCAGCCGGTGGATTATTGTAATAAATTTTGTCTATATCTTTACAGTCTCTAAGACCATACAACGATAGTACGGTTGAACCTGTAATGATTTCATTGTCATTTGGTTTCATGACAGCCATTAGTTTTTTGTAATTTGGAAACGAAACGTTTTTTCTGTTATTAAGAAAATGTATGCTATTGTCATTGAATACTGTTTTTGCTATTCGAATCGTGTCTTCATGAGTGTCATTAATATGAACAGAATGGTTACCAACTTTAAATAATGATCTAATCTCATTTTTCATTTCTTTCACAGTTTCAAGATTTTGTGCATCTACTAACAGAAAGGTTACGTTGCTATTTCCTCTAAAACACTCATTACATTTTTTTCTTATTCCTTTTTCGTTAGCCCAACCATCAGAAAGATATATTTCTTTTATTAAACCAAGTTGTCCTGTGCCATTTAATACTTCAGATGATTTATAAAATATATTAGAATGTTTCTCAACTATATTGATCACTTCGTCGATGCGTTTATGAGCGATAGGAAACAAACATATGACATGAGTATTAGATTTAAGTTTTGCATACTCTAATGCAGTTCTTTGTAACATATGCCTTTGTAATCCTTTTTTATGAAAAACTTTATAATCAGCCTCAATAGGATAATTTTCATTTGAATTTGTATTTCTAGTATTAATAGGTCTTTGATGATATAACGCGGCGGCTAATCTATGAGCACCATTGGCAATATGACCTTCAGGATTCACTGGAACTGGCTCATCAACTGTGTTATTAATAATCGATTTAAATGCATTATCAAAATCTTCAAACCCACTCTTTTTTGGATTTCCTTCAGTAAACCCATTCCAAATTCCAAGATGTTCTTTGTAAACATTTTTATAAAATTCACTTGATAAATTTGACGCATACATATATTTGACAACAACATCAAATCGTTTATACGTTAATAAATCGTTTGGGTTTCGTGTTTCCAAAACTTATACCTCTTTTTTTGATCCTATAAAAAAAGCGCCGTTAGTTTTCAGTGGTGCTTGAATTATGTTTACTGTAAAATCTTTGCTCATGCGTTCTTTTAAATCTCTAAAATATTCCATATTATCAATGCCGTCAAACTTATTGTTGTAAAGTATCATTACATGGTCATAAAGATAATACTTTTTCTCAAGTATGCTTCTATCAGAAAGAGGCATTTCATTAATACTATGAAACCCAAAAAGAATACTTTTACTAATTGGATTTAAATCTCTTATTCCGATAAAATTTGGAAGATCAAGATTATGTTGGTTAATATAGTATTCTTGTATTTCATGCATGATTGGGAAATCGGCAATATCAAAATTTCCTTTATATCCCAACAACCTTGCCATTCTATAGAAATTACCATACCCGCTACCGATATCGGATATATGATCAAAGTCTGTAATCTCTAAACTAAGATGTTCCAGCATGACCATTAAGTAATGACAATGTTGAGCAGTTCCTTGACTGAATCCTTCGAATAGTTTTGGGTCACCAACTTTTGAATCAAGGACTTTAGGCAAAACTTTATTTAAAAAATACTCGTTTTTCCTTACGTAATTTAAATGATTTAATGTATTACCTTTTTGATTTGGACTTATTGTTTTAGAAATAGTTTTATGCTGTAAGAACTTTTCTTTATTTTGAAATTCAGATTGAATGTCTACTAACATGCTTTCCCATAACGTCATACTTCACGCTCCAAAGCATCTATACACATATCAGCAACTGATTTAGTTTGCTCGAAGTGAATTGATTTATCTGGTACAGTTGATACAGCAATATCGCCCAGTCGTCTTTCTCTTTCGATGACATGTAGGTTTTTCTTTGATACGTTACACATTGTATCGATAACTTCCCTAACAGATACACCTTCTGGTGATCCAAGACAATCAATAACTCCAGTTGGTTTATTTTCTACCAACTTTTGTAGAGAATCAACAATATCTATAACATGGGTATAATTCCTAATACAAGTTCCATCGCGAGTATCATAATCAGTACCAAAGATTTCTAATGTATCAAACTTACCGTTAGCCACCGCCGCCGCTTTTCTTATCAGATGAGAATATTCGTCATCAAATTTATCAAATCCGTTATTACCACACACATTATAGAACCGAACAAGACTGTGATTCTCTTTGAACTGTTTTGTGAGTAACTCACCACCGTACTTTGTAGCCGCATATGGTGACGCGGCAGGATCAAATGCTGAACCAGTAGAACAATAAACAAAGTGATCACATTCAGCAAAGTCGATCACGTTTTTTGTACCAACTACATTCGTTTCATAATATAACCAAGGATCTTTTACTGATAAAGGAACTTTACCCATTGCCCCAATATGCACTACTTTGTCAAACGACATCTTCATTGGAGATGGTTTACGAAAGTCCCAATTAATAATTCGTGATGAATATTTTTCTATGTTATTTTGATTAAAATTAAAATCAGTGGCGACCACTTCATGACCATGTTCTGCCGCAATTTTAACATAGTGGGCACCAATATATCCGGTAGCACCGGTTACTAATATCTTCATTCAACAACTCCTTCTTTTTTTAATTGATTTAAAACTTCTATTTTAGGAACTTTTGGTCCTTCTAATTTAAACTTGTGTCTAATATGTATCATTTTTGCTTTTTCATAACCAGGAAAACAATTTCCCCAGCACCATTCTTCAGATACATCTGCTTGTTTCATTTTGGCTTGACTTGCTAATCTATGTATTATTCCTTCGTCATTGAAATTTCCATTAAAGATTTTCATTTCACTATCGACAATAAATTTTCTTAACTGTTTTCTTTGCTGATTTGTAAATTTCCAAAATGCTCCTCCCCAAAAAGGACCATCCTTATCCATTAATGTTTTATATTTTTTATGTTTTAGCATAGAAGCAAACAATGTCTGTTGAATTGCAGAATTTAATCCAACTCCGGGTATATCAAATATATTTTCTTTAACGTGTTTTGTTACAAACATGTCGAGATCTACCATTAGCACATCATCATATATGTCAAATTTTTCATCCAGCATTATTAATTTTTGACAGCAAGGATTTAATTTTGGTCTAAATTGATTACCTAAAACTAATTCATATGACGCTTTGCAATATTTTGCATAATTCTCCATATTTGCTTTAGATGCCAATTCTAGAGGACCTAGTTCTCCTGTCCAATGTTGTAAAATTATATTCATATTTTTTTTAATATCTCTTCTATGTTTTCGCCACGTTCTGGTAGGTGATCTCTCAAAAAGAAGTGAGTGAAGAAACTTTCATGTTGTCTGTCTTTGGTTACTGCTGTGTACAAAGAGTTCCAACGCCAGTCCATATTTTTACATTTCATTTTTTCTTTTTTTACAAACCAGTTTAATAACATTTGGTCTGTGCTCCATTTGTAAAAACCAACACCATCAACAAAATCTTTAAATTCTGGTCTAGTAATAAATTCTTTAGGTGTTTGACCTTTAAGGTATTTGGCAAACGATTTGTTCATCACCATCAGTCCCATGTTGTAAAATTCAGCACCTAAATGATTCCAATGCCAATCAACGTCTTTTAGATTGGTGAAAGCACTGCGTGAGTATTTGGTAATTTTGTTTTTATATTTAGGCGTCAACGGTAATTCTCTTTCAGCAACACCACCAAAGTCATATTCTTGTGTTAAGTCTAAAAATATATCAGGTGCTGATGGTTTTATGTATATGTCGCTGTCTACTATTGCAATTTGATCATATCTATCAAAGTATTCAAAAGCATTTTCTTTCTCGTAAATAGGCATGTAACCTAATTTTTCCACTGCTTGTAAACTTCTACCTGTTCTTGAAGGATCTGGTCTTATTTTTAGTTTTGGTTCCGTTAACACTATGTGATCTATTGAATATTTTTTACAATATTCTGCCACACTGTTGATACAAGTGGTGTACAACTTGCTAGGTTTACCTACACTTACTTGAAATATTAACCTTTTCATTTTAAATCCTTTGTGAAACTAAATTTTTTTGAATCAAATGTAACTTTGTTATTTAAATCAAACTTAACATCCAATATGCCATTGTTGATACACCAATCTGCTGGCATGGCTCCTTTGTGCTTAACAAAATCTAACAGTTTTTTAGCACCAGAAGGCTTCAAACAGTATGCTCTAGCACCTTCCCACCATTGTCCTACAGGCATCGGTTTAGCAGGTTGGAATCCTTCAAACTTTAAAATGTCTGAAAATTCTTGCTCAATGCTGAAAGGTTTTTTAAACACAACATCATGTTCAAATACACAAATTTCCTTATTTTCTTTAAAACATTTTTTCCATAATTTGTATTGACTGAGAAAACATCCTTGTGTTCCGGGTCTTGATAACAGTCTAACACATTTTTTATTGTGTGGGTAAATTTTTACTTTGTAGTCTTCTAACTTTTCTTTTGTGCCATCGACACCATCATACAGTTCTAGTTTCCATCCAAATTCTTGTCCTGTTGTAAGTGCATGATTACTCCATTCAACAGATTTTTGATGATTTTTTAAATGTATAATGTATCCTTTAGGATTTGTCATTTTTTCTATTTTTCTTTGCCATTTTTTGTTGCATCTTTTCCAGTTGTATTTTGTCCGACATATTTTTATGAAATTTCAATTTGTCTTTGTCATCGAACCATGCATATTTTAATGCTTTGTATCTAAATCCATATTTCTTATTGCCTTTTGCTGTGCTGAATATTTCTCCACCAGATTTAAGTCCCCAACTGTTCCATTTATAAGGTATAGACACAAACTCTCTTGCATCTAATAATTTCTTTAATACATGTTGATCCACAAACCAATAAATTGGTTTTTTAAATGCTTCAATCATGCTTTGTGATAATTCTTTTTTAAATTTATCGCCAGGTTCACCTATTCCAGGCGTCACACAACTAGCAATGTACACACTCGGATCTTTGGGTTTACGCATTGCCGCGGGCCATGAAGAAATCAGTTTGAATTCGTGTAAAGGAATTCGTTCTCTAGCAATACCATCCGAATCCAGTTGAACAACATGTTGGAATTTTTCAAAAAATCTATCAAAATAAAAAAATCTAGCACTGGATAGATATATTTTTCTTTTTAGTTCATCGTCTGATTTTGTGTTACATATCTCTGGTCCTCTACTAAACTTTGGGTGATCCTTTGCTAATTGAAACTGATCATAAAATCCTTCGCTGTGAGTTTCATAGGTGTATGTTATATTTTCGTCTTGGATTAAATTTTCTAAGTTGTGTGTTTGATTGTGTTCGTAGATCATATGTACATGTATGTGGATAAGATTCTTTTTGTTTAAAGACAGTGTACTTCTTGCCAAGTATTGTCCATGTTCTGCCCAGTATGCAGGATCACAACTGAAGAATATCACATGAGATTTTTTAATAGGTAAGTCTCCGCCAATGTGTAGTTTGTCAAATTCCATTATTAGCCTCTCTCATTAATTTCTTATCTTGTTTATTGGGTCTGGTAAAAGAATTGGTGCCCTTCATTCGTTTTGAGTTCCAGAACTGCGGATTTATTCGACAATAACTGGTATCTGAATAAGTTAACACACAACTTATGCTGTTGATGGAAACATCTGACGCCAATGCACCAGAGGCCCATACCCAATCCACTAATCTTTGAGCACCTTGTGGTTTAACAATATAACCATGAGCACCTTTAATGTGTGTTTTATTATACAGTTCTAATCCTGATGCCATTGGTCTTGATTTCATGAACACAGTCACACCTTCTCCACGATGTTCTTGAACTTTGTTGTCATAGTCCGTAGTTAATCTACTCAGTCTATCAAGATTGCACACTTCGTCAAATTTAGCAACAATGCTGTGAGGAATGGGTCTGATTATTAATGCATCGTGTTCGAGTATCAGTATAGGTTTGTTTATTTCTATACTTTTTTTCCATAATAAAAAATGTGATAACGTACACCCTTTCATGCCCAAACTTAATTTTTTTATTCTTTGATTAAATTTAAAATCTTTCAAATTGTGTTTTTCCCATTCAATGTCTATTTGTTTGCCATGAATTGCAGGGAAAATTTTTGGTTCTATACTAAATTTTTTGGCAGAATCGAAACATTGTTGAGATAGCAATTCACTTGTTTGATTGCCTTGCATTGTGATGATGTATGATGGAATATTCAAGTTCATTTTGAATATTTATTGGAATGTTTTTTGGTAATGTGTTATATGGAAGCGTCTTCCATGCCAGCCACTCTTAACTTAACAATATTGGTCATTTGCCATTGTTTTTGATCGAGTCCTTTGGTAATACCTAGCCACTTGTTTCTCAACAGTGCAAATTCGTTAATTATTTTTTCATAATCAACCACATCTGATTCACCGTCTACATATTTTTCAACATCTCTGCTGGACAATGCTCTTTGATAGTTTTCTAGATATTTTTTAAAATGTGACGAACGCAATCTACGTAGTTCGATATTCATATACTGTAAGACTGCTTCTATTTCTTGTAATTGATTGAATCTTTGTTCAACAATCCCAGGCATATCTGCTGATGCTTTTTCAAGATTGCCTCTGATTCTAATTTCTGACTTTGCTACTTCTAGTTCGTCCTCATAGTGTCTGATGGCATCAGGAATAACACCAATATCTCTTGCTATTTTCTGATACCAACCAGCCATTAAAAGTCCTCGTCCTCAGATTCAGCATCCAAATAGTATTGAATTGCTTTATCAAGATCATCATCTGCACCCAAGGCCTCACGAAACTCTTCGTCTCCGATACCATAGTCTGCCATTATATCTACAAATTTTTCAGCAATTACCTTAACAGGTTGTTTCCTGTCGAGGTATTCTTTAAAAAATTGCCAAATTTCAACTAACTGACTTCCTTCCATGTCTTATTCCTCTTCTGTGCTAATGTTTGTTTCTTTAATTTCTTCTATAGAATTAGAACCATCTGAAAACTCTTTCATAATGTTGTCTAATGGTTCTCCACCACTTTCCCATACCTTACGATATTCCTTGCTTTCTACTCCTTTAGAATCAATATATTTTAGTCTGTTTCCGTCTTTAACAAGCAAGCCTTTTTTCTCAAAAAGATCAACAAGTCCTGAGTAAGGATTCATTCCAGTTTCATATGGAATCTTAACTTGTACAGCCTCAAACGGTTTTGCGTAACGTGTTTTCATTACTTTACAACCTGCTCTAATACCACGTACTTCTGATATCTTGTTACCGTCTTCATCTTCTTTTAGTTTCAATTTTTTCATTGCTACTACAATAGATGATGCATAGATAAAGCCTTGTCCACCTGATATCTTATCATCTGGATCAAACATATCTTGTGATGCATATGTGTGATTAGTACAAACTAATCCTACGTTACAACTACCAATCATGTTAACAGTATTTCTAACCAACGATGTAAGTGCTTTAGGTTTACGACCCATATCACCTTTCATGTCACCCTTGTTAAACTGATCAACATCAGTAGGCGTCAATAGCATACCAAGTGAGTCAATTACAAACAAAATCTTAGGACGTTCTTCGTCTGACATTGTTTTGTAGTCAATCATGAACGTGCTAATAGTTTTAGCAACATCATCAATCATTGACATGTTTAGTTTAAGAAGTTTATCTTCTGCTGTGTCAACTTGTAGAGCTTTAAGCCAACTCTCGTCAAGTGCGTTCTCTGAGTCAATTAATACCACAAAGATGCCTTGGTCTTGTGCCGCTTTTACAATGTTACCTGCACAGATGTAACTTTTACCTGCACCAGATTCTCCTGCAAACACAGTAACCTTACCTAGCGGAACACCTTTGTTGAAGTCACCACTAATAAGATAATTTAAGGCATAGTTACCTGTACTAATCCAATCAGTAGGATCGTTAAATCCACTACTCATGCCTGTGATTGATTTAGTTAAGTTTTTACGAAACTTAGAAACGTCAAATGCTTTCACCATAATTTTTTACCTTCAAGTTGTGTGGGGAGTTGCCTCCCCAACAATATACTTTATTATTTTTGTTGTCTTGCTCTTATCATTGCTAAGATGTCCTCTGCTTTTCCGCTTGATTCAGCAGTTGGCTTTGGTGCTTCTTGCGGTGTTTCAACAACCGGTTCTGCTTTCACTTCAGCCGCTGGTGCTGGAGTTTCTGCTTTCGGAGTTATTGGATCACCTGTTCTTGATGACAAGCCTGCGGGTCTAAAGTATTGACCAAATTTATCTTGATCATATGCTTCACCGTCAACAGATGCTTCAAACATCTCCTTCATAACCTTAACTTCAACTTCGCTAGGTTTTTTTGGAAGGAAATCATTAAGATTGAAAAGTGTATTACTCTCAATCGCTTTGTTTTCGTCTTCTGCTAAAGGTCTTGATTTTCTAGACCATGATGATGTTGAATAATCAGCATATCCACCTTTGGATGTTTTGATTATTCTAAAATCAACACCACTTGTTGAATCAGTTGGAAGATCTTCCATATCTGGATCCATTAATGCTCCTTTAATTATTTGGAATATTTGTGGACCAATTATGAATCTTCTAATTGGATTCGTTGGAGTTGATTCTTCTCCGATTGGATCGTCTTTTACAAAACCTTGGAAAATATAACTTCTTTTCTTCCAATATTTTCTTCCTAAATCTTCTAATTTAGGATCTTTGAACCATCCTCTTACTTCGGATAAGATTGAACAAGACTCGCCGTACATTTCCATACATGGAACTTGTACTTGCACTGGTCTTGAATCTGTTTCACCTTTGATTCCTGCGAAAGGTAATTTGATCATTAACCTTTCTTTCCAGAAAAAAGTGTTTTCTTTATCGCCATCTGGCAAGAAACGAACAGTTGCCTGCTCTCCTTCTTTTAGATTCCAAAATGGGTAAATGGCGTTGTCTCCGCCTGTTCTTGTATTAGAGCTACCTGATTTAACTTCTTGTTCTTTCAGTTTTGCTCTTATCTCTTGTAGTGTTGCCATAATCTTAAGCCTCCTTTATTATGCCTGTTTTTTATTATGTTATGTGCCTTTAAAATATTAGTATATACAAATAACATTAAGTCAAATAATATACTAATATTACTATTTAGTCAACCGATAATGGTAAAGTTTTTTATTGAACGCCTGCTAGTTTTTTGATTTTGGCAATTTCGGGATCTTTATTTGCCATTAAGTTTTGGATTGTTTCCTGTGCAGTCTTCACAGCATTGTCGCCAAATTTCTTTTCTACTGAAGTTAATACTGCTGTTTCACCTTTAGGAAATTGATTTGATGTGTAGTCAAAGAAACTTTTAACAAAATCTTCTACAGTTTCTTCTTTGTTGCTTAACTCTTTATCGTCTTGATTTTCCATGCCAAATTTTGATTTCATACGTCCTGCTTCATACTCATAATCTTCTTGAGCGGCTTTCAGTGCTTCTTCATGTTCCTCGCCACCTGGTTGAATCATTTGATTTGCGTACTCATCATCAACTTTATGATTACCATCATATTCATAACTACCTTCTAGCGAGTTTGGATCAACCACACCATTGATTGCTTTGTAGTGTATTGTGCCGTGAGCCACTTCTCCGTCATCACCTGATAATTCATAGTCCATTGAACCTTCGTAATCTGTTTCGTTTTCGTTTTTAATTTCTGAATCACCTTTTTTTAATTTGTCAAAATTTTTGCTTAAGAAATCTATTGCATCTTTGGCATTATTAAATTTTGTTACAGATTTTTCATCTTTGTCTAAAATATCATACACCATCTTACCATCGTCACCTTTGTACATAGACACATAAGGTTTAATGTCTTC